CGGGTAAGCACTGGTTGGCCGACTCTTGACAAGAGATTGTTTGGTGGTATGAATCGCGGTGAACTTAATATCTTTGCAGGTGGATCAGGATCTGGTAAATCCCTGTTCATGCAGAACATAGCGATCAATTGGGTTACACAAGGACTTAACGGTGTGTTCTTGACATTAGAACTCAGTGAAGGGTTATGCGCCATGCGTATGGACAGTATGGTAGCCAACTGTAGCACCAAAGAAGTGTTCAAGGATCTTGACACTGTTGAAATGAAAGTCAAGATGGTAGGCAAAAAGTCAGGTGCACTGCGCATCAAATATATGCCAGCACAAAGTAATGTAAATCAGATACGTAGTTATCTTAAAGAACTACAAGTGCAGACAGGATTACGAGTAGACTTTATCATGGTAGACTATTTAGACTTGGTCATGCCAGTGAGTGCTAAAGTATCGCCTAATGATTTGTTTGTCAAAGACAAATACGTATCAGAAGAGTTGCGTAATCTATCTAAAGAGCTTAACATCTTGATGATCACAGCGTCACAACTTAATCGTGGAGCAGTAGAAGAGATTGAATTTGATCATAGTCATATCGCAGGTGGTTTAAGTAAGATCAACACAGCAGATAACGTGTTTGGTATCTTTACTAGTCGTGCTATGCGTGAGCGTGGTCGTTATCAACTACAACTTATGAAGACACGTAGTAGTTCGGGTGTAGGTATGAAAGTAGATCTAGAGTTTGATTTAGAAAGTCTACGCATCACTGACCCAGGTGAAGAAGCACAAGAAAGTGGTCTACGTGGTGTTGGTGCTACTAATATACTAAGTCAGATCAAAACAGGTTCAACAGTAGCATCTAGCGAAGAATCTAAGATACAAGCGGGTGTAGATAGCAGTAAACTTAAGAGCATGCTAGCTGGGCTTAAGAATACTTCAGAATGACACAAAATATCCATTGCCCTATGATTCATGGGGGATTAGAAATATCTTTAAAAAATAACAATAAAATACAAGCGCGCCACTGTTGTTTATATACCGTTTCCGCCGCAGCCAATGACATTAATCTTGACGATAATATATGGAATAATCAAAACTTAATTCCTTTACGGCAATTAAACGAATTAAATCAATGGGATCCAGGATGCTGGACCTGTCAGGGCAATGAACTAGCTGGGCAAACTAGTTTTAGAACTGGTATGTTAGAAAAATTTGGGATTAAAAAAAATCTGTCCGGACCGCAAAGATTAGATTTGTTATTTGATGTTAGTTGTAATCTAGCCTGTAGAACCTGTGGACCACATTCTAGTACCTATTGGCAACGACACCTTAAAGAAAATAAAATAGAATTTAGTTCTACATCTCCTATATCCCGTGCTGATGAGATGATTACTGTATTAAAAACTTTGGATCTCAGTAATTTGGAAATGGTGGTATTCTGTGGTGGCGAAACCCTGATGGGCAATGCCTATTGGCAGGTAGCAGAAGCAATAGCAGATATGTGCCCGCATGCTAAAGATAAGATAGTTTTATGTTTTCAATCAAATGGTACTCAGGCCATTGATACAAAATATTTTCCTACTATTGAACGATTTCATCTCATAACTATAAACATCAGTTTAGATGGAGTCAACGATCGTTTTGAATATCTGCGGTGGCCCGCCAATTGGAATCAAGTGGTGGATAATATTGATAATCTAAGAAAAACATTGCCGGTGAATATGATGTTCCTAGTAGAAGAAACTGTAAGTATTTTTAATCTTTATTATCAAGATGAACTAGCAAGCTGGGCTAAAAATAACTTTGCTATCAACAGGCTTGGTGACCAAATAAATCATACCAGACATATTGCTGGCGGTACGTTTAGTTTAGATAATTTATCACAAAGTTATGTAGACTCTATTAGATCTACTAACTTAATTAATTTAGTTAAACCAGACTGGCAAGAAAATCCCGCAGAAATCACTGCTATGATAGCAGAAATACAGAAATTTGATGCTATTAGAGGGCAGGATTGGACAAAAACATTTCCAGAAGTCGCAGAGTTCTATTCTAGATATCTTCGATAAATACTCTAAACTGGAGCAAAGATCTTGCAGAAACGCACACGTAGTCTACTCACTGAGCTAGACGAGTTATTAACACACAAAGACAAGGAAAACCTCCTTGAGAGCCGTGCTAATAACATCATCAATGGGGCTATCAACCTCATCAAGTATATCCACGAAAACTACGATGTTGAAACAGCAACCAAGTTAGAGAATCGCTTATTAAATGCTATCAAAGGCCAAGACCCAGCTAAATTCTCACGCGGAATCAGGAAGATCAACAATGAAGATTAATGAAATCATAACAGAAGGTGTTTGGGATAATCTTAAAACAGCTGGCCAAAACGTCAAACAACGTGCAGGCACTATTGGTCAAGGTATCAAGCAAGGTGCAGGTGCTGTTGCTAATTATGCTAAACAAAATTATCAACAAACCATGCAAGCTCGACAACAGAGATTTGATCAACAGGCTGCACAAGAATTTCCACAACCAAAGAAACTTCTTGGGAAAGAATATTCTCAACAAGCGCAATTAAAAGCTAAAAATGCTGGAACGTTCATGGGAGATCTTGCCAAGACTATAGGAGCAGCAGATGGGAAATTTACCCAAGCGACAAATACAATAGGTAAAAAAATTCCTGTAGGAACGGAAGTAGAAGTACCTGGAATAGGTAAATTTATAATGGAACCGCAGGGATGGACAGACGAAAAAAATCAGCCAGTTACAAATTCCTATAGCATCAATGATTTAAACAATTACTATTATCAAGGTCAGGATGGTCTGTCACGGCCAGGTTACCTACCACCATCACAGCCAGTGCGCCTTCCACGCCCGCCACCAGTATCACAAACACCGCAGGTAGATACTAGTAAAATACAACCAGCCCCTCGTGCTGGACAACCTACTCCAGATGAACAGGCTAAATTACAAGCAAAATTACAAGCAGCACTACAGAATCAACAAGGGCAACAATGAAATTATTTGAGATAAAAGGCCAGACTCCCAACTTCTTGCTAACAGAAAGCAAGAATACCCATCTTGAGCACGTAGAAGATCTAGTGTTCAACAATGGCTATGCTGGGGCAGAAGAAGCACTTAACTACATCGATAGTCTACGCCATATGTTGGCAGAAGGCACAGGCACTACTACACAGCTGACAGTTAAATGGGACGGAAGCCCAGCGATCATCTGTGGCACAGATCCAGCGGATAGTAAATTCTTTGTAGGCACTAAAGCAGTGTTTAGCAAAGGTGAACCTAAGCTCTGTAAGTCAGCTAAGAACATCGAACAATGGTATGGTGATCAACCTGAACTAGCAGAAATATTATTGTCAGCATTGAAATATCTCAGCAAGTTAAACATTGGTGGGGTAGTGCAGGGTGACTTGATGTTTACTCCAGGCAAGGTCTCTACAGTAAACGTAAATGACGAAGACTGCTACGTGTTCACTCCTAACACTATTACCTATGCTGTGCCAGTCGACAGCAATCTAGGTCAGCGCATCGCTGGTGCACAACTAGGTATCATATTTCACACTACATATTCGGGTGCAGACACAGTTGGTGATATGACAGCTAACTTTGGTGTTAATGTCACGGGCTTTACACAGACTCGAGCAGTATGGTTTGATGATGCTACATATAAAGACTACACAGGTATCGCCAGCTTAACTCCTGCAGAAAATGCTAAAATAGAAAAATATCTGGCGGCAACTGCTAAGACCATGCAGAAGATCGGACAACAACGATTTGATGTAGTCCTACAAGATCGAGAATTTGCACGCATGGTTAAACCTTTTATCAATAAGATGATCCGTGCAGGCAGTCACGCTGTAGATCCTATTGCATTCCTTAAAGATTTTATCTCTCATTACAACAGTGAAATGACCAAAGACATTGAAGATCCTACCAGCCGTAAAGCACAGAATCGCGTGGCTAAGATCAAAGAACGTGAGCAATGGATGGCTGATAATCAAAACAATCTAACTGGCGTGTTAGCAGTGTATAAACGCATAGTTGAAATGAAAGGCATGCTATTACAAAAACTACAACAGGTAGAAGGTATAGGCACATTCCAAAAAATCAATGATGGCTATAAGGTTACAGCACCAGAAGGATTTGTAGCTATAGGACACAATGGCGGCGCAGTCAAGCTAGTAGATCGATTAGTGTTCTCTAGAACGAATTTTTCATCGAAAGCATAAATAAAAGTATGCGCGAAAGCGTACAAACTTAGGAGAAACATAACATGGCAACAATTACAAGAACAAACGGTGGTGCACGTAATCTAGGCACAGATGCAGCTAATATTGCAGTTACAGGCCGCACGCTTACACACTACACAATAACATCAGCAGGTTTATTTACATACGGTAACGCATTGGCTATCAACTTCCTAGCAACAGGTTCAGACTATGAAAAATTAGTTTTAGCTATTGAGCAAGTTGGTTCAATCGAACTATTAGGCGCTCCAGTATCAGGTAACACATTCCGTGTTGCTATTTCTGGTGCAGCTCCAAGTCCAGCAACTGGTCCAACATCACTACAAGCGTATTGCAACACATACGTAAATGGTTCTGGTGTTTCAGGTGCAACAGCGGCAGCATTCGTATACTAATCTAAAACTTAGTATTCAAGTAACGCAAAACGGCACTTTTATAGTGCCGTTTTTTTATGGCTATAAATATCCATGTGGACACAGAACAATATCTCTATCAAGGTTTTACTCTAGTAGATATAACCCCAACGGGAGTTATCAGCTATTCACCCCAGAACGAATTTAAACGCAATCAACAGCGCAACTGGGAAACTGTCCAACAGATCCTAAGCCTGCGCACTCAGCCTACTATACTAGAAACTGATAACTTTGTAGCTGATATTATTGATTATAACTTTGGTATCAAGTATCAAGGCGAACATAAGATTTGGTCCTTTAAGTTCGGTGTTGACTATGCAGATATCTATCAAGAAGGTCCAGATAAGTTTGGTCTAGTAAAATATGACTTTAAGATAACGCCAGTAATACTGGGTCTTACAGAAACTATTTTACCTGAAGTTGCGGTATTTGAGCCCAAAGGAGTATGGAATAACATATACTTTAAAAGTTTGAAAAATTAGTTAAATATATTAGATGCTCAAAGGCATTCATTAAGGCACATATTAAGGCACATTGTTAAGGCTCACTCAAAAGACGGCATCGCTCACTTAGGAAGGCGAGATGGCCAAACCAACAGAAATTGAGAAACAGAATCTAGAAGCCCACGTGGAAATATGTGCCGTTAGGTACGCAAACTTGGAAAGCAAACTAGAAAATTTAGAACATCGTATGGATAAACTTGAAGGCTACCTAGTTGGCATCAAGGAAAGTCTGGACGAAAAATTTGAAGGTCGCGGCAAGCAAAGTGTCAGCGTCCTGGTCAGCATCTTAGGCGTAATCCTAGCAGGCCTCATTGGATTTATTGGACACGCTCTCTTCAAGTAACTAAATACTTACATGAAGATTGTAGAACTCACCAACAAACTATTATTACCTATCACTAACGAAGAAAGTGAATTGCTAGATCGTTTTGGTGATGAACCCATTGCTAAAAATCAATTGAATGAACGTGAACAACTTTTAGCAAACAATATGACAATCAAAGATGTATTAATTCGAACCAATACAGATGGCAAAATCTACTATAAAAAACAAATCAGCTGAATTTGATATAGAGAAGCTTCGTCGCTTTACCCAAACAGAATTAATTAAATTATCAGAATCTCAAACAGAGCTACCTTTTTGTTATCAAGTTGGTACTGATGTATTAGTAGGTAAAAATCGAGTAGTGAAAATTAACGACAAATGTTGGCGAGTTTTGGATCAAGGCATACAAATATTTGATTTCTTTTCCCGCAAAGACGCTATATTTTATTGTGTTGCTTTACATCAAAAACAACTAACTTTAGCAGACGAAATTAAAAATCAAGATAGTTTATTAAATAAATTAGAATTTGAAGCTACATTATATCGTTTGCGCTATAAAAAAGCCCAAGCAAAAGGCGACGATTGGGGAGAAGAATACTACAGTAATAGATACAAAGAAACACAACATCGCATAGAAACTACCAAAAAAGAATTAAAAAAATCTTTAAACTTGGCTAAATATATTAAAGTTTAATTAGGAATTTTAACCATGAAAATTACAGAAATGGCAGTAACCAGCGCCAAGAAAATTAACAAATTAATGGAAAGCCGCTTTGGTTTTGCCCTAGATTTCAACAAATTAACTGTTGAACAAGCAGAAAAATTGAGTGAAACGATCTCTGCAAATTTATATAAAATTCGCCATAGTGTAGATTTACACACAACAGAAAAGAATCCACGTTATATGGAACTACTCACAGTCCAAGAAGGGCTAAACACTTGGCTAGAACAAAATCGTCAAACTCTGGTAGAAGGTGAAGTAGGTAATGCTGAAGTATTACTAGCCGCTAAAAACATGGTTGACAGTGTACAAGATGCTATTGAAAAAGTAGGTAAGATGCAAAATGAGCAACTACCTGAATTGCTAGATTCAATCCGTGACCAAATTGGTAATGAGCAAGCAGATGGATTTAAAAACGCAGTAGGTATTACATTAGACACTTTAATGCAACAACTTCAAGCCGCTCGTGAAGGGGTAGATAATGGTGTTCGTATTTTAAGTGGTGAACAAACTGATCAACCTATGGAATTACCAGGTGATGATCTCAGCGGCGACGCAGAGCTTCCTCCACCACCAGACAGCGATCTAGATCAAGATGAAACTGATGGATTTAGTGCTACAGATGCTGCAACAGGCGGTGCAGAAGAACTTGGTCGCGAACTAAGATAATCGTGCGCTTAGATGAGTTTATACACAGTCCAAAGAATACTCCAGAGTCTAATTTAACAACAGCTCTGGAACTTATTCGCCACAGATACAAAGATAAGAAACAACCACCAAAAATCAGCACGCAAAGTCTTATAAATTTGATATTGAATACAGATCGCACGTTTGATTATGATGCATTGTTAAATGCTAGTAAAAACAATTCAGCAGTAAAAAATTTAATTAAAAGTATTGATAAAGACAAAGTAGAACTTTATTCAGCAGATCAAAATGTTGATGACAGTACTTTTAATCCTGCAGGTACTGAATCTCCAGTAGATACAGTGTCACAAATGGCCAAACAAGCCGCACGAAAGAGAAACGCCCCCGGGTTTTAAATGCCTATAAGTTTAAAGACTGTTGAGTTTTACATTACTAATGTATGCAATCTTACCTGCAGAGGTTGTAATAGATTTAACAACTATAACTTTAAAGGTCATCAGAAATGGGTTGATCATGCACAAGAATATGAACTATGGAGCAAACAGCTAGACATAGAACAAATTACTATCATAGGTGGCGAACCAACACTTAATCCTGACTTGGAATCGTTTGTTAGCAATTTACGTAGACTATGGCCAATCTCAGAAATAATGATTCAAACCAATGGCACATACATAAAACCACAGTTTTCAGAATTTTGGAACAAATATAACGTAGGATTTGCAATAAGTTTACATGATATAAACACCGCTGAAAAAATTATGCAGGATTGGAAAAAATTATTTGGCGAAAATTTTGATGTATTTTTAAAAGGGTTTGTTTTTCATCAGGCTTCAATAGTTGAAAAAAATGAGTACTTAACGTTACACTCCAATGATATTAAACGGGCATTTGATTGTTGTGATATGAAATATTGTCACACTATGTTTGCTGGAAAATTACATAAGTGCCCAATGACTGCAATAATTCCAGAGTTTTATAAACAAGTTGGAATGGAATTAAATGATAGACAAAAATCATTGATGTATGAATATCAAGCTCTTGAGGCAACTTGTACACCAGATCAATTAAATAATTTCATTGATAGTTTAAAATCGCCCATAAAACAGTGTGAATTTTGTCCAGATACTCCGATATGGGACACAGCATTGGGTTCATCTAAAGTCGATGTATTACCACACTCATTTGATAGCATCACTGTCCAAGAAATTCCTTTTTATAAAAAACTCTTGACATAGCCTGATAAATACTGTAGTATTTTACTATACTATTGGAGATTTATAATATGGCTTATTCAGAAAAAGTTCTAGACCATTACGAAAATCCTCGTAATGTGGGCACCTTGGACAAGAATAGTCCAGATGTAGGAACTGGCATGGTCGGTGCACCAGCCTGCGGTGATGTAATGAAACTACAGATCGAAGTACATG